TCATTCTGGACTATGCTGTCGTATAGAGTATTAGCAACTTGCTGAGATCGTGAGTTACCGATTAATGAGTTAATGGGTGTGTCGCCTATTAAGACTAACGCAGCACTAACTAAATCAATTTTAGTTGCCATATTTTTACCTGTAAGAATGACGGGGGCCGAAGCCCCCAATCACTTAGGAATCGCCTAATGCGGTTCCAGATGCACAGTCAATGCTTGTGCCACTGTTAGTCTTCACAAATGTGATTGTAACAGCAGCCGCATCGCTATCACTTACGATGATAACGTCATTAACTTGCAGCTCATTGATTGCTGGAAGGAAGTAATCCGTACCAGTAACCGTGGCGATTGAATCGGTAGACGAATAAGAGAATACCTTTTGTGCATCACCACTCCCACCAATGCGGGACAGTTTCGTGTAATCGAAAGCCATTGTTAGTTACTCCTTAAGCAGTCTTGTCGTATTGAACTTTAACCAGACCACCCTCATCGCGAACGACAGAGCCACCTTTCAGCATACCGTTGCTCAACCAAGAGGTTCGCTCCGGAATCCAGTTAATTTCAGTTTTCATGTCGATGCCGATAGCCAATCCAACCGCTGGACGCTGGTAGAACCAAGAGTCAACAATGTTCGCTGCCTCAGTCAATCCACCTTCAGTACGAGTTTCGATAATGATGAACTGGAACCCTACGAGAGTGTTCACTTCACCAGAAACAAGTGCCTTGATAGCTTGATAGTCAGAAGAAGTTGCCTTCTCATCGTTCAACAATCCACCTAAACCTTCTGCCTCAATAGCAGCAAAGAGTTCAGTGTTAGGTACACCTTGGTCACGCAACTCGACCTGAGCCTGGATTACTTTAGCAATAGTAAGGTTAGCAGCACCCGCAGGAACCGTAGTGGTCAGCGGAGTAGAAGCGTCCATAGCGTCGATAACCAACTGATCGCAACGACGACCCAAAGCACCAGCAATAGTCATTGCCAATTCTTGCTTCTCATCGAAGTTTACGTCAGCCTGGTCAAAGATGTCAGTGTACTCAGGAGCGTTCCAGTTGGCCAAAGTAGCCGTCTTGAACTCGTGAGCAACATCCATCGGAGTTACCAGATCAGAAGTTGATTTTTGGTTTGCAAGGCCTTTGCCCATGCGACGGAATTTGTAGGTATCACCTACAACGTTGTTTCGGACAGTGACAGAATTCTTCAGCAAGCCCATACCTTGGTAGGCATGTTTAACCATGCTGTCAAACTCTGTTACTGCTACAGCAGATAAAGTTTTTGACATTAGTCTAATCCTCAAATTGTCAAATAATTCAACGCGAATGTTTCACATGAAACACTTGCATGTTATGAGGTTTTCGACCGAGTACCCGACAGATCGGTCAGTCTTCAACCCAAATCTGTCAGGCCCATAGAGGGGTATCCGACTCCCTATATAATATCAGTTAGTTATATAAAAGCAAGCTATCCGAAGGTTTGGACATAAGGCTTATCGCCACCATACTCCTTCATCATAGCTTGGATCTTGGCTTCATGGTTGCGATCTACTGATCTCATCAAGTTACCGTTCTCGTCTTTACGGAACATTTCACGCTCAATATCCTCCCAAGTCATGCCTCCAGGCTGGATATGTCCGTCAATAGGTAACTTAGCAGGGGCAGTAGCATTGATTAATGCCTCTACCAACTCCACTGACTCAGCACTATTAACCGCATAGCGTAGACGTTCGTAAGTATCGCTATCGAGACTGTTCTTCATGAACTGCTCAACAGTTTTAATTCGTTCAACACCGTTGTCACCAAGTTTAGCTATCTCAACTTCAGCGGAAACTTCTTCTACCGCCTCTGATTGTGCAGATAAAAGTTCCCATGCCTTGTTAAAATAGTCTTGAGACATATTAGATTCGTTGGCAAAACCCACTAACTCTTGCAACAACTCATCATCGGACTCTACACCGTCAGGCATTGAGTATCCGTCTTTCGGCGCACCCTTAAATGCACCAAACTTTTTCTCTAGTTCAGTATAAGCAGCAGCTTGATCCGCTACAGACTTGTACTTGTCTGACTTATACCACTCTGGTCTCTCGCCAGTCCCCTTAATACCATCAGTTAAGAAGTATTCGTTTTCCCCCAATTGAGGTTCAGCAGCATCTACCAGGCTGACTGGTTGTGCTTCTTCCAGGGTATCGCTTTCTACGGCCTGTTCGCTCATGTTTATCTCCAAGGATATTGAATGACAGCCCTTCTAGGACTGACCGTCTGATGTTTCAAACGGATTTCTACAAGTCTCCTGCCTCCATTGATTAGAGATAGGTCATTGATATCTACCCAGTCCACATGCTTGCCTGTTTTGTAGCATCTGAACGCTCGGAACTTATGGATGTACTCAAACTTCTCGAATCCATACTGTCCTGCTAGGTCATATAGCCATTCAAATTTAAACCCTAGATCAATTAGGTAAGGCTTTTCATCACAGGCAATTTCTGGCCCTGTGGGGTCTTCTCTTTTGACACGTCTTTTCTTAACTGCTTCTGTCATAGCTTCTCCGCTTGCTGGATTTGATGAACAATGTACCGCATAACGCCAGACTCACCGTTATGGTAAGCAGCTTCATAGTTTATGTTCTGTGCCGCAAGAGAAGTGTCGTTCTCTAGGAGGAATCTTTTGGTCATATCCTCCATTACCCTTATGCCATCGTCAGTGCCAAAGCATCGATTGTAAGCCTTGGCTAATTCGGATTGCCTTTCTCTGATTGCACTCTGGGCTTCTTTTGCTTTGCTCTCGTTTACCTCTAAGTCATCCCAACTCATTGCACCGCCTGTAGTTGTGGTGGTTGTTCAGCCATTGGTTGTTGGGCTTGTGCTTCCATCTGCTTTGCCTCTGCTCCTGCTTGGATAATGCGTTGTTTCTCTGCATCATCTCGTACCAGGTCAGAACTCATACCTGTTTTCTCTGCCACCCAAGTACCAAAGTCTTCAATCTTGAAAGCCATTTGCACTTGATCTGGCCCGGCAGTCCCTAATACAAATTGAACTGCTTGCTGAACTGCTAAAACATCTTCAGAATCCTGCGCTCGTGCTAGTGGTGACGTAAACTTAACCTCTACGTCTCTGCCATCTAACTCGATAGGTGTAATTAAACCCCTACGAATGAGGATAGATACCACTCGTTTCAGTACAGGTATCAGCACTTCGGTCTGTAATCGTCCGAATGCACTACCAATCCTCTTGGCCAACTCTCTTGACTCGATAGCAATCTCCGTTGCAGTCCTAACTGGCCCTGCTGGATCACGCAAATCGTTGAACATGGCAATCTTGATAGCATTTTGTAGTTCTGAGATCTCGAATTGGGCTAATGACAGGCTAGATGCCGTGTCTAAACGTTGGATAGACGGGTTGTTGGTGTTGTTAGAACCTACTGGAATAACAATGCCTGGTGCTATAACCATATTGTATGGATTAGTAACCCCATCGTCCGTTGCAGTGTACATTCCTGCTAGGTCAATAGCGGCTTTTTGCAATACGAACTCTTTAGCCTTGTTTAATGAGCGTACATCAGGCAGGGTTTGCATAGCTGGCCCTCTACCGCGTACCTCACCAGATACTTTAGTATACCGTCCAGTAACCCAAGGGGATGAATTACCAAAATCTTCTACCCATGACAGCCTTTCTTCCTGCTTGACCCATAGGCAACCGTAGTATTTCTTGTCTTTAGGGTCGTAAATCACGCCTTCAGACACTTCAACCTCGGAATCAGGCTTGTGATCGATCATGTTCTGGACAGTATTGGAAGGTTGAAACCCTTTCCACATCCGTTCAAGCAATCTGGCCTTAACCTGGAACCTTCTCCAATGGGTTTCGATTGTACCGTGTGGCCCTTCTTCAAAGGCTATGCCCTTCTGAGGAATACAGTTAAAGACAATCGGCATGGAATCGTCTTCTGTCTCGTCAATCTTTAGCGTTGCAGTACCGATTAAAAGGTCTAGTGCGGCCTCGTAGAACTGAGTCCCAAAGTTAGACCGATTGATATAGTCAAAAACTATCTCTGCTTGCTTCTCTAGGTTCTCTCTGATCTGTTTCTCGGTGACGTTAAAGTCTCCGGTCTCCAGTAGATTGAGAATCTCATTGGACGGATTGAATGTAGCCCATCTAGCCCAGATTGGAGCGATGTTTTCTTGGAGTTTACTGGCCCCCTGCTGAATGGCAGTCAATGACGTAGAGTCAAAAATGCGATCCATCTTCTTCTGACCCTTGTCTTGGATCTCAAACAGGTTCCGTTGCGGTAGGAAATACTCGTACACGTCTGTTAGTTGATCGTGCCACATTGCCTCAGTGTTAAAGGCTCTGTTCTCTCTGCTTTTCAGGTCTTGAATCGATCCAAGATGCGGGGGAAGTCTCATTACATGCTACCTACACTAGTTAGAAGTCCAGCACGAGCAGCCGCAGCAGCACCACGTCTACCAGCACCAGCTAAACCACCCAACATTGAACGCCCAGCAGATCCAGCCGCACCACGAGCACCCCTTGCACCGCTAGCAGCCTCGGCCCTGGTACGAGGAGCACCGCCTAATAGGGATGCAGAGCCTAACTTGCCTCGTGCTAATGCCTTAAAGCGTTGTTCCGATTCTGCGATCTCCTCATCGAGTGCGCGTTGTTGTCTCTCGGTAACTGCTACTTCTTGAGCCGTTGGTTTCGGTGCCTTTGGTTTCTTCACTTTGTTCTCTCCAGATACTTGTACAGCTGGAACGGTGTCCAGATGAATGGTCGGTTAATGCCTAGAATCTGTTTAGCGTGTCCTACGCATGTGTTTAACATTAACAACGGTTGTCCTACGGTCTTACGATCGATTTTTACAATGATAACCTCTTCGATTTTATCGGGTTGTGAATCGATAGTAAACAAGTCTACATAGTGCTCAGTCTTGGCATATACCAGCCATCGGCCTCTGTCTGCTATGGCAATGTAACAGTGTTTAATGAATGGGTGCAGGAACCTTGACCACCAATGGCCTGAGTCGTTAGTGAAAACAACGTAAACGCTAGAAGACACTGAATCGAACCTCTGCTTGCCTTGGTTGTGGTCTGTGTCCTGAGATCATTGATTCTTGCCAGCCTAGGGCTAGCGTCTGTAGTGCATCGGCCCCATGTGAGGCCCAGTCATGTACAGGTGTGTCTTTGAATACGTTGCGCTTCTCATCGAATTCCCGATGGTAGGATGCGATACAGTTAAGGCCGTGTTCTGTCCGGTCTTCATCAAACCAGAATCGGGGGAACATTCGACGGATGGCTTGTATACCTTCGGCCTTAGTCCTGGGCCGTTGTACTGTTCGGAAGCTGATGCCCATCTCTCGTGCTACTTCCTTCCGTGATCGGCCTGATGTGAGTTCCCTGACCTCTA